AGTAATAGAATTGGAAAGTCAGTATTATCATGGATTTGGAAAGAAAGATGAATACTATACTCACGGAAGTCAAACCAAAAAGACTGAACCAGAGTTGGCAGAGAAACTTGAAAGATCCAATGTATTGAATATTGATTACTTAACTGAAAAATGGGGTGCAAATTGGAGAGTTCAAGGACCAACTTACTTACCGTGGGAAGGAGATTCAATGGAAACTAATCCAAACGGAGATGCGAGAAGAGTTTCAAGCACAACTTTTGATTTAGATTTTATACGTAGTAAACATTTAGGGTTCTAATGCTAAGTGATAGTTTTCTTACAGTTAATCCAAATTATAGAAAACATCAACGAGTAATTATAGTTGATAATTTCTATAAAGATCCTGATCAGGTCAGGAAGTTTGCTCTGGAACAAGATTTTTATGACGATGAAGGTTACATCGGAAGAAGAACTCGCAAACAGTTTTTCATACCAGGTTTAAAAGAAGCATTTGAAGATCTATTAGGAACCAAAATTACCAAATGGGAAGAGCATGGAATGAATGCTAGGTTCCAACATAATTGGGCAGGAGAAAAATTAGTTTATCATTGCGATGAACAAACTTGGGCAGGTATGATATACTTGACACCAGATGCTCCTCCTGAGTGTGGAACATCTATGTTTAGACATAGAGCAACTAAGGTTCATCATAATACCATGATTGATTGGGAATCTGGACAAGGTAACGAAGTATTTCCAGGTAGAACTTTCTTAGACAAAACACCATATGAAGTCGTTGATGTTGCAGGAAATGTATATAATAGACTAGTTCTTTTCAGTGGTGGAAACATACACGCTGCTTCAGAATACTTTGGCGATTGTTTAGAGAATTGTCGATTGTGGCAAATGTTCTTCTTTGATTAAGAAGAGAACCTTAAGTAAATAAATATAATTTTAGGATCAAAGATGAACGTAGCAGTTTTCTCCAAACCAGATTGTCCTTATTGTGATAAAGTAAAAAAGATATTTAAGTTGACAAATATCAATTGTGCGGTATATAATTTAGATGAACACTTTAACAGAGATGCTTTTGTATCAGAATTTGGAGAAGGTTCTACCTTTCCTCAAGTCGTAGTCGATGGTCGAAAGATAGGAGGTTGTAATGACACTGTTAAATTTTTAAGGGAGAAGAAAATCGTTTAATGAATCAATTAAAATCAAATAACGACCTTGAAATAAATCGTGGTTTTGAATTCCTAATAAGAAATAAACAAAAACGACATAAACCAATACATATTATTTTTAAAAGAGTTGGTTCTTTCTTCAAAAGAGAAATAAACCTCTATTTTGAATTTTCTTTATCCGTAAAGAAACATAAACTAAATAAACAAAATACCTTAAAGGAGGTGCGTAAATGAATTTGAGCACTATCGATATAATACTTATATCAGTATTACCAATATCATTTGTACTTTTTTCATTGGGATCTATAGTAGGTTGGCTAGTAAGAGATTATATGCTAAACTATCAGGAGATACCAAAACCACATCCTGAGATGTTTGATATGAATGGGAATTTGGTTCCCGACGAGGTAATTGCATTTAACTTTGAAAATTATGACAACAACGAAACCGAAGAAGACGACTAGAAAGACAACAAAAGCAGCTCCTATTCCAGATCTCCCAGTAAATCCATTTTTATTTGAGGTTCTTGATGTTGTTGTAGCACAAAAAACAAAAGCAAGAAAGATTGAAGCATTAAGAAAATTTGGAGACAATGCTCTGAAGACTATCTTCATTTGGAATTTTGATGAAACTGTAATATCCACACTGCCACCAGGCGATGTTCCATATGCTGCTGTAGATGAGCAGGATTCTTTTAGTGGAACTCTAAGCGAAAAGATTCGCGATGCTGTTGATAAGATGGGAGAGTTAGGAACTAGGTCTTTAGGATCTCAAGATCAAGGAAGATCATCTATAAGAGCAGAGTTCAAAAGATTCTATAACTTTGTTAAAGGTGGTAACGATTCTCTCAGTTCTCTTCGTAAAGAGACTATGTTTATTAACATCCTTCAAGGATTGCATCCACTGGAGGCAGAGATTGTAGTTCTAACAAAAGACAAAAAGTTACAAACTAAGTATAAATTGACCAAAGAGATTATTGCTGAAGCATACCCAGATATTAAATGGGGAAATCGTTCTTAACTGAAATTTTTTTATTATGGCAGAGAAAGAAACTAAAACAGACTTAAAAAAACCCGCTAAAAAAGTAACGAAAAAACCAGAAGTAAAACAAAACTGGTCTTCTAATGAAAAGCAAACATCGAAAGATGTTTATGGTTGTGAAATTTTAGTGGACAATGGCACTATGGAAGAGGTGTCAAAAACAGAATACCCTAATGATGCCTTTATAGTAAAGTATCATGTTGATGATAAAGTTTGTCTTGACCTAACAAGAGGTAGTCGCACTGCATTATTTGATATGTACTATGATAAGTTCAAGAAAGAATTAAAGGAAATAAATTGGGGTAAAGGAACTATTAGTCCTAAGATATGGGGATACAAAAGTCCTCAATCAAAAAAGAAGAAGTAAACCTAAATACAGTAGTATCAAAATTTACATGAGGAATCAACTAATCAAAGCACTTCTAGCACATGCACAAGGAGATATCCAAAAGCACGTAGCAAATGTTGAAGTATACTTATCTAATCCTGTAGGAATTGGAGAGCACTCTAATATTGTAGAGGCAATCGAAGAGGAACTTAATATGATTGCTAAGTATGAAGATCAAGTTGAAGTTATTAAAAAGTATTTTAAAAATGAAGGGCAAAACCAAAATTGACTTTTATTTACCAAAATAGTCGAAAAAAATTCCCGCCAAAATTTTGAACCATAAAGATTTTATAAAATTGTAACAGAAGTTACACTATTACTTGACTATATACTGTACATGTGTTAGTATTCTAACATACGTTCATCTTATGGGCATTTTTCTATCATTTCTACTCGCTAACCACGAACCAGTCCATTGGACTATTAAGTGTAATGGGTGGAAGGAACTGTCTTCAGAGGTTCGACAAGATCAATATCTTGATGAACAATCAAAGTCAGATCTGTTAAACTACTTTAAAACTAAAGTAGAAGAAGAATGCGATTTTGAACCATAAGACGCAAGTAAGCCGACACGGAACGGGTTCGTTCATCCCTTCGGGGACGCAAATGCCGACTGAAGGAACGGGGCAAAAATCCCAACTACTTTAGGAGAAAACCGATGGCACAAGTCACATACAGAGGTATCAAGTATGATACCGATAGAAACAGAACACAGCAGACTAATAAGGTCGATCTAACTTACCGTGGTGTAAGAGTAGAAAAAGAACTTACAAGTGTTAAATGATTGAAGTTTTAGAAATTTTGGTAGCATCTGCCGTATTTCTTACAATCATAAATGCTGAAGTCCAGTTTCTATATGGAAAATAAAACGAAGGGGTTGATCCCCTTCTTTTTTTATGCTATACTGAGTGAAATGAAATTTTATCTATGGATCGTGGAAAGTTAAAGGACATTGTTCGTACATTAGAATTAGCAGTTGATGCACTTAAGGCAGAGGTTTACTCTGATATTGAAGCGTATAAAGAAGCAGCTAATGTAGATGGATTTCTCTTTGGAGATTATGATGAAATATTAGAGGATGACGATGGCTACCCAGACTAGAGCAAAAAGATTAATAAAGTTACTTGAGAGATTACTAAAACAAGATCATTTATATAGTAGTGAAAAACTTAAAGAGATAAAGGATCAACTAAAAGTTCTTAAAGAAGAAGTTCTCTTAGCAGAAAAAAACAATTCAAAGGGATTTGGTAAATGAACGTAAAATTAGTAAGTATTACACCTGATGCAGAGAAAACTATGGCATATATTGCCAGAGTGTCTAATCCTTCAAATCAGGATAATGAAAAATTTGCAGGTTTATTAAAGTATTGTATTAAACATCAACATTGGTCTGTTTTTGAACAATCTACAATGACACTTGAAATAGAAACTACTCGTGCAATCGCAGCACAGATATTAAGACATCGTAGTTTTACATTTCAAGAGTTTTCTCAAAGATATGCTGATGCTAAACTTTTAGAAACTATAGAATTACCAGAATTAAGAAGACAAGATGATAAAAATCGTCAAAATTCAATAGATGATTTAGACCCCGCAGTTGTTGAAAAATTAGAAAAGCAAATGAATACTTTATTCAGTTCTGCTTTTTCATTATATAATCAAATGCTAGATAGTGGAGTTGCAAAAGAATGTGCTAGAATGGTGCTACCTTTATGTACACCTACGAGAATCTATATGACAGGTTCTTGTCGTTCATGGATACACTATATAAATTTACGTTCAGCACACGGAACACAAAAAGAACATATGGATATTGCTAATGCATGTCGGAAGGTTTTTATTGAACAGTTCCCTACAGTATCAGAATCTCTAGAGTGGAGTTAAAATGGAATTTAAATGGTATTTAATAAAGTGTAAACTTGAAGATCATGCCTATCTTCCTAGAATGGTTTCTAGCGTAGAACTTGTTTATGGTCTTACAGAAAAAACTGAAGATAATACTTTTCTTGTTAAATCTCAATGTCTTATAAAGTTACCTAGACCTACAACAACTAAAGATTATGTTGAGTTTAAAGAAGATATGTCATTTGAAAAAACTGTAGAAAAATGGTGTATGGACATAATATCTTTTTATGAGGATGAGGTTTTATTAGAAAGAGATAAAATGATAAAGATACTTAATGATATGAAAAGTAGACAAAATCTTGAAAAGGGTGCTACAATCACTGAAGAAACTGTTTGGGGATATGGATTAGGCAAAAATGAGTCTGGATTGACTCGTGCGAAATATATTGATCCCGAAGCAACTGGACTCTCTCATCCTTCTAACTAAATAATTTTATAATACTTAACAATTATGGCTACATATCCCGTTGTAAACTCAAAGACTGGTGAACAGAAAGACGTTGTAATGAGCGTTCACGACTGGGATCAGTGGAAGATTGATAATCCCGATTGGGAAAGATACTACACTCCAGATAACGCACCAGGTGTTGGTGAAGTTGGAGAGTGGAAAGATAAGTTAAGAAAATCCAAACCTGGTTGGAACGATGTTCTACGAAAAGCACAAAAGGCACCAGGTTCTGGGGTGAAATTATTATAAATGGCACGTAAAAAGAAAGCAGAGCAACCAATCGGTGTAGGACTAACTACCAAGCAGATGAAAAGAAAAAAACCTTTAAATACACACTATCTAACAGAGGTAAATCCCTTAACTGAACATCAGACACAACTGTTTGATTCTTATGCACAAGGAAAGCACTTGATTGCATATGGTGTAGCAGGAACAGGAAAAACATTTATTACTCTTTATAATGCACTCAGAGATGTATTGAGTGATGATACACCTTACGAAACAATATATCTTGTAAGATCTTTAGTTTCTACAAGAGAGATTGGATTCTTACCTGGTGATCATGAAGATAAAGCAGACATATATCAAATCCCATACAAACATATGGTAAAATATATGTTTCAGATGCCATCTGATGCAGACTTTGAAATGCTCTATGGTAATCTA